TGAAGTTGCCATTTTTCTTTTATAAGAACTACTTGAATATAGTAGATGGTGACTGGAACAAGATGGGGTATGTGTACTTGAAATCCTTGAATGCACTCAAACATGCGAATGGTGCAGCTGATTCCACAACAATTACAGTTTTCGCATGGGCTGAAGATGTATCTGTCTCTATACCAACTGGCCAAAATGCCTCTGGTATTACAGCCCAGTCAGGTCGAGAACAAGACGAGGCAAATATGAAGGGAATTGTGTCTGGTCCTGCAACAGCAATTTCCAAAGCAGCTGGTATGCTTAAGAGCATCCCACCCATAGCTCCATTTGCATCAGCCACTGAAATTGGTGCTGGTGCTTTGGCAAGTATGGCCAAGTTATATGGGTATTCCCGTCCTGTGGAAACAAAGAATCCAGAGAAGTATACCCCAAATGCAACCACGAATTTGGCCACAACTACTATACCTGATTCCACTAATAAATTGACTGTTGATGACAAGCAAGAACTATCGATTGATCCAAGGATAGCAGGTTTGGGTCCGGAGGATCCATTGAATATTTCCAGCATAGCACAGAGAGAGTCTTACTTGACGACATTTTCATGGGCTGAGGGAGCATCGCCCGAAACCCTTTTGTTCAATTGTCGAGTGTTACCCTCATTGTTTGATACTTCTGGTACTGGTGCAGCAACGGGATATCATCATACCGCATTGTCAGCCGCAGCATTGCCTTTTGACTATTGGACTGGTTCCATCAAGTTTCGTTTTCAAATTGTGGCTTCTGCATACCATCGAGGTAGGATCAAGGTCGTTTACGATCCATATTACCTGAGTGCTACACCTGAATACAATACGAATTACCTCGAAGTTGTTGATATAACAGAGAAAAATGACTTCACACTCACAATTGGTAATGCACAGGAAAAATCATTGATTCCAATCCAAGATTCAACTGTGATCACTACACCAAGTTCCTATTTTAGCACAACTAGATTTTCATCATGGATTGAGGGTAATGGTGTGATTGGTGTTTATGTTGTCAATGAACTTACGACCCCAAATTCCACCGTGAGTAATGATGTTGAAATCAATGTTTTTGTGAGTGCTGGTGACGATTTTGAGGTGTTCGTACCATCAGAACGTTTATCACGGGTAGTGTTCAAACCGCAATCTGGATTTGAACCACAATCAGGTGTAGAAATGTTGCAATTGAGTAACGATACTGCACCTGGGCAAGGTTCTGATGACCCAGATCATACTGGTTCGAAGGACCTTGTCTTGCCAATGACGAATCATGAGATGCTCAATAAGGTTTACATAGGTGAGAGTGTGAAATCTCTACGTTCGTTGATTAAGAGGTACAATTTCCATGGTGTTTTGTGGTACAACGTTGGCACACCTATGAAATATTTTGCCGGATGTCGTGCTGCGTTCCCTGTGTATAGAGGAAATGTTCCCAATGCAACTGACCAAACATCTACTCCTTCACCCTATAATTATGTCAATACAGTGCTTTTGCACTATGTTGTAGCGGGTTTTTCTGGTTGGCGTGGAGGTGTTCGCTGGAAGTTGGTACCACAGGGACCCGCAAGTTCTACAAGGTCTATTAATGGTGTGATTACACGCACTACACACCTAGATGAAACCTGGCGGGACTTTCGTAACCCATACATACCATACACTACGATTGATCAAGTCCATTATGAAGCTGTTTCAAATGGAACTTTTAGTACTATACAATCAAACAACTTTCCTGTGCAGTGTGGTGCTGGCGGGATCCTTGTTAATGGTTCTGTCAACCCAGTTGCAGAATTTGAAGTTCCATTTTACAGTCAATACCGTTTTGTCCCTGGTAAGGTCATTGACTGGCAGAATGACAATGATTGTTGGACGAATGTTTGGAAATATCGCTACCAAACGGATGGTGAACTTGACTTTGGTATGCAAACCTACGTGGCCGCTGCTGAAGATTTTCAAGTTTACCTCTGGACTGGTG